GTATATGAGAACAGCATTGTTTTTAGTAGTAGATGAATTTCGTATGGCTGATTCAGGATCTGTAGGTCGCATGGCCGACAAACTTAAACATCAGATTACAGAACCTAATCTAACTATTAGAGCGATGCGTACTAACCAAATAGAACTTCCGTCTTTTACAAACTTTTTGTTTCTTACTAACAGAGCTGACGCAGTCAAAATAGAAGAAAGCGACAGGCGTTATAATGTTGCTCCTAGACAAGAACAAAAAATAGAAGAGGTTTACCCAGAGCTATTAAATAATCTAGATGTTCTAGACGCAGAGCTTTACATCATAGCAGGTGTATTGCAAAAGTTTAAAGTAGATGTACGTATGGCGCACACTGCTTTAGAAAACGATGCTAAGAAAGAAATGAAACAAGTATCTATGTCTGTTATAGAAGAATTTGCAAATGCAATACGTACACGTAACTTAGAATACTTTACAGATATATTAGAAATACCGCTTACAAATACCTTTGACGCCGGCGGTATAAGTACGGCACAAAGATATGTAAAAGCTTGGTTAGCTTCAGTAGGAGAAACAACAGTTGTACCACTTGTACATTTTAAAATTGTATATGATGCACTTACTGACAGCCGAAACACTCTATCTCAAAGAGATTTTGCAAAACGTATGACTAGACTAAATATAAAAACAGAACGTAAACGTATTAGTAAAGACAGAAATGCAAGAATACCAAGAGGTGTTGTATTGGCTTGGAAAATAGACAATAATGTAAAAGAAGAACTTATAAAAGAACATTTTGACGAAAGGGATTTAACTTTACTTGACGGAGCAACTAACACAGCCTAACCGCCCTGATTTAATAAGCGCGATAGAGGTCACGGAAGATCTTGAACTTGGACATGTACCAGCTTGGAGTTACTCGGCCTTAAAAACCTTTGAATCTTGCGCTTATCGTACTTACATATCTAAAGTAAAAAAAGTTCCCGAAGACTTCGGACCTGCAGCGGCGCGTGGTACGGAGATACATCAACAGGCTGAAGATTACGTACAAGGCAAGCTCCCAGAGCTACCTGACACGCTTAAAAAATTCCAATCTAAATTTACAAAACTACATGCTCTTTTCGAAGAAGCTAAAGTAGAAGTAGAAGGCGATTGGGGTTTTACAATAGATTGGCAAGTATGTGATTGGATGGCAGGGGATGTTTGGGCTAGGATAAAACTAGATGCATTTGTACACGAGACAGAGACATCAGGTCGTGTAATTGATTACAAGACAGGTAAACAGTTCGGTAACGAAATAGCCCACAGTCAACAAGCTCTAATCTACGCAATAGGTAGTTTCTTTAGATTCCCTGAATTACAAATAGTTCAAACAGAAATATGGTATCTAGACCATGGAACAACTCTAGAACAAACTTACACTCGAGATGAAGCTATGCAGTTTATGCCAAAGCTTCATGAACGTGGAATAACAATGACAACAGCGGTTAAGTTCCCACCTAACCCTAGTTTGTATAATTGTAAATGGTGTACTTACGCTAAAGGTTTTGATCCCTATTGTCAGTGGGGTATAACTTAGAGTATAATTAATATACGGTGCTCAACCAAATAACACAGAGCACAGTAAACATGAGGAACGAAAGATGAACGATAAAATACCGATGCCCTACGAGCATCAAACAACTACTACAGATTTCATTGTAGCCAACCCAAAATGCATGATTACCTCCGACCCAGGAACAGGTAAAACTCGCGCAGTATTAGATGCCCTTGCACAATTTAAAGGTCGTACATTAGTACTCGCTCCTTTATCTATTCTAGAAGCTGCTTGGGGAGAAGACATAGATAAGTTTACCCCTGCGTTAACATACGGAGTAGCTTATGCAAAAAACAGACAAAAAGTATTTGAAGACACTTCTACAGATTTAGTTATTACAAACTTTGAAGCTGTTAACTTTCTTATAAAAAACAAACATCTATTAAAAGGTTTTAATACCTTAGTTATAGATGAGTTTACAGCATTTAAAAATAGAACAGCCAAACGTAGTAAAAACATGGCCAAGCTATCTGTGTTATTTGATAATAGAATAGCAATGTCAGGTACACCTAACAGTAACACTATATTAGATATATGGCATCCTACGTACATAGTGGATGACGGCGATCGACTAGGTGCTCGTTACTTTGCTTTTAGAAACACTGTATGTACTCCAAAATTCAATGGTTTTGCTAATGAATGGATTGACAAACCAGGGGCAGAACAAACAGTTGCAGATAGACTAAAAGATATAACTATAAGATACGCACTTACCGAGTGTATGGATCTACCTGACAATATTGTACGTACAATAAATACTAAACTTACACCTACAGTACAAAAGCAATATAAATTGTTAGCTGATGAATCAGTTTTGTATACAAAAGCAGGCACAGTAAACGCAGTGCACGCAGGAGCCAGGGTAAAGAAACTATTGCAGTTAGTTACAGGAGCTGTGTACGATGAAGATAAGTTAGTTCAATTTATACATCAAGAACGTTACGACATTGTTATGACTCTTGTAGCACAACGTGCACATTCACTAGTAGCATTCAACTGGCGTCACGAACGTAATGCTCTAATAGAAATAGCAGAGAAAGAAAATATATCTTACGCTATTATTGACGGCACTATACCACCTGAGAAAAGAAAGGACATTGTAACGCGCTATCAAGCAGGTCAAATACAAGTATTGTTTTGCCACCCACAATCAGCAGGACATGGTCTTACTCTTACTAAAGCTAATACAGTTATATGGTGTTCACCTACATACAACGCAGAACACTTTCAACAATTTAACCAACGTATTTATAGAGCAGGGCAAACACAAAAGACTGAAACTATATTAATACAAGCTAAAAATACTTGGGAGCCCGAAGTATATAAGAAGTTAAACACTAAACTAGGGCGAATGGAAAATCTATTAAACATATTAAAGGAACAAAAAAATGAGCAATAAAAAACTAACAGACTTACTAGCTGAGGTAGCTAAAATACGTACGGAAGTAAAAGCCGTACAGACACAAGAAAAAAGCCTCAAGAGCGAACAACGCGAACTAGAAATACAGATCACTATTAGAATGAGGGAGCAAGGGCTCGATAAGATTTCTAATGATGTATGTACAATTTCTTTGAAAGAAGAGATTGTGCCAACCGTAGAAGATTGGGACTTACTGCAGGAGCATGTAGCAAAAACTAACCAGTTTGAGCTATTGCAAAAGCGTATGTCTGCAACCGCCTACAGAGAACTTGTTGCACTCGGGATGGACGTCCCCGGTGTTGTGAGTACAGAGTTGACCCGAATTAATTTTAGGTCAGCATAATAATAATAGAACGACGAAAAAAGGAAAACGAATTATGTCTAAAGATATAAGTATTGTAACGAGCGAACTACCAGCTCACATTAAATTAGGTAGTGCATTAGGTAATGAGAATGTAACTTCGGAACATCTCTCAGTACCGCGTGTAAAACAACTTCAAAAGATGTCTAATGAAGTAGATGAAAACCATAGCGATTATATGGATAACGTTAAGGTTGGTGATTTTATAAACACTGTAACAGGTGAAAATTATGGCCAAGAGATTCTACTAGTTAATGTACATTTTAAAGAAGAGTATATTTGTTGGAAGAAACGTGAAGCTGGTGGAGGCTTGTTAGGTAGTTACCCTACTAAAGCAGAAGCTATTGCAGCTTTAACTCTGAATAACGAAAAAGAAAACGAAGTAGATATAACCCAGACTCAAACTCATACTTTATTAAAAGTAGACGAAAAGACTGGCAATATAGCTGACATACCGTTTCTATTCGATTGCGCTAACTCTAAGCTTAGAGTTTCAAAAGAATGGAATACGCAAATACTAAAAATGTCTGGAGACAGGTTTGCTGCTCTTTGGAAAATGTCATCTGTATCAACTACTAACAGAAAAGGACAGGCGTTTATGAATATAGACATCTCTAATGTTGGTTGGTTAAATGAGGAAACTTATAAAGCTGCAAAAGACTTCTACATGAAATCTTACGGCGGTTAATAACTTACGTACCGGTGCGAACGAATGGTTCGCACCCAAGTACGTGTGGTATACTTTTTATGTGCAAGAAAAGGAGTTTATTAATAAAGTACATAAGCACCTGCCCAAGGAGATTTACCGCTGGAAAATCAACGACCCTTATCATGGCGGTGTTGCAGATACTTTTTACTCTGGCAGAGCTAATCACTGTTTTATCGAATATAAATACAAAGATACGCTCCCTACCAAATCCACATCAAAAATCAAAATGAACTTATCCGCACAACAACGTATATGGCTTACGGAACGCGCACAACATAATCTATTTACTTACGCCGTACTTGGGTCAGGTGATCAAGTGTACGTAACTGAAGATTTTACTATTACAGAATTAACAGTAAAAGAATTTAACGACGATTCAATACCTTTTAAAACGTATGTAGAATCGTTAACTAATTTTTGTTTAGGAAAAAAACAATGAAAAAACTATTTAGCGAATGGCTAACCAAGTTCTTAGAAAGATCTTTTCAAAGAACAGAAGATAAATTATTTAGGAGAAGAAATGACTGACATGGTTAACTCACCTCCGCATTACAATAGCGGAGAAATAGAATGCATCGATGCAATAGAAGCAAGTATGACACCCGAAGCTTTCAAAGGTTACTGTAAAGGTAACATATTAAAGTACATGTGGCGGTATGAAAAGAAAGATGAGCTAGAAGGCCTACTTAAAGCCCGTTGGTACCACAATAGACTAGTAGAAACCATTATAAAACACAAAGAGCAATAGAAACTATTGTGCTTATTTGTCTTAAAAAGTTATTTAATCTAAGGCTAAGGCCTTACTTCCCTAAACAAAACAACACCAGCGAGCTCTGGTGAAGCCGTTTTTTACGCTTTTGGGTTTTTTTTCTTTGCTTTCTTAGTTCTAGCATAAGATCTATTTTCAGAAGCAGATTTAACTCTTAAATTAGATGTTTTGTTATTTTTAGGATTTCCATCTCTATGGTGAACGTCATTGCCATCTCCTTTTACAATCTTCCCAAGCTTTCTAGCTATAGCATTAGCTGCATTTCTCATAACTCTATTTGCAATTTGTTTAGGTTTGCTATGGTAATTAGCATATTCTTTTTTATAATCTCTAGCCATTTAAATAGTATACACTTTTAAAGATTCTTCTTTACCTTTTACTTTTATAACTTCGTGCAACACTGCAGCTCCCGGAGCAAGACATTTGTACGTAGATTCCCCAATCAATAAATCAACTCCTGCTTCTTTCGTAGCAGACTCTAATCGCGCGGCTGTATTCACAGCATCTCCTATCGCCGAATAATCAAACCTTGTATCTGAACCCATATTACCAATTACAGCTAATCCTGTATTAACACCTATACCAATTGCAATTGGCTCAGACAATTCTTTCTGGAGGATACGTATACTTGTACGGATATCTTGCGCACATGCTACAGCTCTTTGTTCATGGTTGTCTAAATCTAAAGGAGCATTAAATATAGCCATACACGCATCTCCTATAAATTTGTCTACCATACCGCCGTGTGCCTGGATGCATGTGACTTGTACGGTAAGTACCTTATTCATAATCTCAGTTACTTCTTCTGGTTCTAGTTTTTCGGATAGACTTGTAAAACCTCTTACATCAGTAAACAAGAACGTACACTCTCGTTTCTCCCCGCCAAGCTTTAATAGTTCTGGATTGTCTTGTAAGCGTTGAACTTGTCTAGGGTCTAGGTACTGTTCAAACTGTTTTTTAATTAATTGCCTTAATTTAAATTGCTCTCTAAAGCGTAGCCAAAACTCAGGTATAGATATAACTAAGAGTGATAACAGACTATAACTTACATCTATA